CGTAGATGTACGCTACGGAATTATGTCTGGTATGGACCCTAACCGTGCCATTATTGCTTTACTACAAATGCGTTCAGACAAGCTCGTATCTCGTGACTATGTACGTCGTGAGATTCCAATGGACTTGAATGTAACTCAGGAGGAACAACGTGTTGATATTGAAGAGATGCGCGATTCTTTGCGTGTTGCTGTTGCACAGTATGCTCAGGCAATTCCAGCCCTCGCAGCGCAAGGTCAAGACCCTAGTGAAATTATCACCCGCATTGCATCTGTTATCCAAGGTCGGCAAAAGGGCCAATCGCTAGAAGCGGTTATTGAAAAAGCATTTACACCAGAACCACCACCTCCAGCCCCAGAGATGCCACCTATGGCACCAGGTATGGAACAACAACTTCCAGCGGCAGGTGCGGCCCCCGCCCCAGCCTCAGCGCAACCTCCACAAGAACAAGGTGGTCAGGCCCCTGCTGCTGGTCAACGTCCAGATATAGCCCAACTACTAGCTGGTATCACCGGCGCAGCATAATCAGAGGAGGTGTAAATATGAACAAAGGATCACGTGCAGCAGCACCAATGTCAAAGGCCGTCGAAGGCAAGAAGGATACCTCCAAGCCAGCAGGACCAGGCAAGGTAGTACCATCAATGATGCCAGCAGGACGACGCGGAAACGCAGTCAAAAAGGGATAATACTTTTAATGGAGGGTGTACTGGGCGATGAAAGATGACAACTACGTTCCTCGTCCAGTGCGCTTTCTTGATTTTGTAGTTATCGGTGTAGGTTTTCTACACAACATTGCTTCATCGTTTGAAACATTAACAGGTGAGCTAATGGAATTATCAATTTACCAATCAAATCATCTTACTCAAACCAATAAGGCTTGGGAAGATATGTCAACAGATTTAGAAAAATTAGAGGAGGACAAACAGTGAGTATGATGAATCCACTGGCTGGACCAGCAGGCCCAGGTAAGTACTCCACACGTACCGATAATTTGCAAATGGGTTCCACAGCATACGGTGAAGGTAAAGCAACACAAGAGATTCAGTCTGGCGCACCACTTGCGAAGACTGCAGATACTCGTCCGTCTCCTGCTTCAAGTTTGCGTGAACAAACAACATCTTCACTCTATGCACCAACTGAGCGACCAGATAGTCCAGTGACTACAGGCATTGATCGTGGAGAAGGTGCTGGTTCAGATGCCTTGATGATGAATCAACCAGATGATTACACAAATTTTAACTCCAATATAGAATCTTACAAACCAGTACTTTCTTATGTTGCTGGTTTACAGAACACTTCACCTGAAACACGTAGAGCAATTAGACAACTAATGGACTCACTATAGTATGGAAACACAAAAGATATGGAACCGAATTGGTGATGTAGCTTCGTCGGTAGCTAAGACGGCAACAAATTCTGCAAGCAATCTTTTCAAATGGGGCGGGGAAATTACCAGTGGTATTGGAAGCGCTGCACGTTTTGGGTGGGATGTAGGTACTGCGCCTTGGAATGACCAAGCTCAATACAATGGCTTTGTTCAAACATTTAAGACTGCTGCAAGAACAGAAGGCAAGGATATTGTTAAACCATTTGCATCTGCAGGTGGAGCAATTATGAAAGTTCCTGGTGTAGCACCAGCTCTTGAGCGTATCAATTACATTAATCGTGAGTACATTCGTGAGCCACTAACTACTGCTAGCCTAGTTATGGGAGACATAACATCAGGTCGTGAACCACTTACAGGTTTTTTTGATCCTCAAGTTTATGCAAAAGCCTACAAAGGTGCTCAAGATATTTCATTTGGTCAAGCAACTGTTTCTCTTTATAGAAATGTTTACGATCCAAAATTTAATGTTTATGACCCAAAACAACGCGAACAAGCATTTAAGAATAGTGCTTGGGGCAAAGCCTTATCTGGTACTTTTGATGTAGGTATTCAGTTAATTGGAGACGTAACTCTTGCTGCTGGCAAGGGTATTAAAGTATTAAAGGCATCCGATGTTGGTGTTGGCAAACTATCAACAGCAGATGATGTAGCAAAAGCAGCAGAAGATGTTACAAAAGCACAGTTTGGTGAAACAAACCGTATGACTAAGGTATTAGATGACTTTACTGCTAACGATTCTGCCTATGCTATCAATCATCCAATGGTCAAGTCTTCATCTAACCCAGGACTTCTTGCACATCTACTAGGTGATTCTATAGATCGTGACGAGACAGCGCTTATCTTGCGTTCTGCTTTGTCAGATCCTGTAGCTATGGATGAACTACGTTTATCTCGTCGCTATATTACAGATGCACTAGAGACTGCTCGTGGAGATTTGTCATCTGTTGATGAATATAAGTTATTTGCTGCGCCAGACGGTTCTGGAATGCTTCCATTTCTTAACGATAACCCAGCAGTTACAAACGATGCTCTTGCTAATTACGCATCTCTTGCAGAAAACGATAAGTACTTTGCAAAGATGATGGAACTTGGAGAAGGTGGTGGCGTGCTTACACGCACAACTGGAAAAGGTTTACAGGGATTAGAAAATTTAGTAGCTGAAGGTCGCGCTGTTAGGTTCTATGACAGAGTTACCGGCAATTCTCGTGTAGAGGTTTTTCAACCAACACCTTTTCACCGTTTATACCAAAAGGTTTCTTGGGGACTAAAAGAAAGACCTGCAGGTTTAATTGACTTCAACGATGCTGATTCTTATAAAGAAGTAATTGCAACCATAAATGTTATTGGTCCAAACGAGGCACCAAGACTAACATTGCCAACCTTACGTGGTCTTAATATTTTCACTGCAGAAGAATCTAAAGGTTTATTGGATAACTACATTGGTGCTCGTACGCCTGAAGAACGTATGGTTGCAGCGCTTAATATTGAAAACTCAACATTCCGTAGATTAACAGATAAATACGGTATTGATGAAGAACTTGCTACCAAGATTTACAATAACTATAAAGGTGCTAGAACCTCTGCCCTAAAGTCTATTCAAGACAAAGGCTTTATGGTTGATGTAGATGGGTCAATTATCAAGGTCCCACAACTAGAATCTCAGACAGCAGACTTCTTGCCTATGATGGATTTTAAGTTAATGGATACCCTTCTTAAGCGTCATAACTCTGAACTTCGTAATCTTATTGGTTCTGGAAATGATATCGTTCTAAATGTTGCAGACATACTACAGGATGCTTTTAAGGCAGGAGCATTGCTTCGCCTTGGATATACAATGCGTAACGGTATTGATTCTCAGCTTCGTATTGCCGCATCTGTTGGCTCTATTGCCACATTGCGACACCTAGGTCCTGGAATCAAGAACCTTATTAATAATACTATCCCTGTTCCTGCACGCTTTGTTGACACTTACCGTGCAGTAGATTCTGGTAAAAATATCAAACAGGTACAACAAGCCAGCGTAAAAGTAATCAATGAACTAAAAAAACTAAGAAGTACTATTGGTACCCTAGAAGCAAGACTATCTTTAGATCCAGATGATCTTGATGCAGTAGGAGAACTAAATACACTAAAACTTTTAGAAGAAGAAAAGTTAGCTGTATATAACCACTACACAGATGTTCTTAACCGTAAGGGTGTTGCTGATCCAAAGGCAAGAATTGGTAGTGGCTCATACAGAGTGACAACATCAGATGGTGAAATCTATGATTTAGATGATGCCTTTGGTGGACCACTTGGTGATATGTTCCGCAAGATTGCGTCTTCCGGTAACTCATTTGAACGATTAGTAGATAGTAATGCTCAGGCTTTTGTTAAGCGACTATCATCAAAGGGCATTGGCGTTGTTCGACCAACAGATCCTGCATACTTTGAACAGTGGGCGCAAACATTGCGTCAACAGTTTGGTAACTCAGCAGTAGCTACTAGAATTGCTGCAGGTGATTCTCTTGAAGACATCACTAAGTGGCTACGCAATTCACCAGAAGGTCGTGACCTTCGTAAACGTCTTGCAATTAGATCAGATGATTCACAGGAATATGTTGAAAGAATTAATGGATTCGTAGATCAATACTTACCTCTTGAATCTGGACTTCGTGGCAAGATTAAAGACGTTACTGCCGCTGATTTACGTTCAGCCTTTAACGATCCAGAAGATTTGCCACTTATTCACGGTCACATTCTTGAAGAAAGCATACTTAATAGATCTGCAATCCAAGCAGATAAATTAATTAACGCTGCTTTTAAGTTAATTGGAACATTACCTGAAGATGCTTGGGCAAGAAATCCTCTTTACATTGAACTCTACCGACGTGAAGCACGTCGCCGTCTTGAAATTATGACAGGACAAAACGTAGAACGCCTCACACTAAAAGAACAGTCTAATCTTATGGCTCAATCTCACAAGGTCGCTCTTCGTGAGATGAAAGGTATTCTTTTCAACATTGAACGCAGAAGTAATCTTGCTACAGCCTTCAAATTTATTAGTCCATTTTTCTCTGCACAAGAAAACTCTTACAAGACTTGGCTCAAGTTGGCAGCAGCTAACCCTGCAATTGTTAACCGAGGCTACCTAGTATGGAACTCACCTAACCAAGCAGGTCTTGTAACAGACCAAGAAGGTAACGAAGTGCCAGCAGGTCAAACTACCGGTAATGATGTTATCTGGGTAGGAGTTCCAAAGGGACTTACAAGACTTCCTTTTGTTGGTAAAGGATTAGAACCTTTTGTTAAGCCCGATGCAAAGCCTGGAGACAAAACCATTTACGGTGGAGGTATGGGCATTCCAAAGGGATCACTAGATATCTTGTTCCAAGGTGGATTAGATATGCTATATATGAAGGGCAACCCAAACGTATTTAGCGATATCTTCCCAGTAGGTCCTTACGTTGCAATTCCTGT